CGAAAAAGACGGACAAGTGATCCTCGCCATGAGCCGGGAGGATTACGAATTCTTGCTTGTTTGCCTCGGCCTAGCAACGTCTGAATTTCTTCGGACTAACGACCTCGAAGATATCAAAACCGTATATTCGCTTTTGAACCGCCTCAACGAGGGCAACCCCAACTACACGCCTTATCGCACAGAGAAAGCCGCGAAATGAGCCGTTTCGATTCCTTCACTTGGCGCTGCGACATCTGCCACGAAGAACGCCCGGACTCTAAAATCAGCGTCTACAAAGTGGACATCGGCCCGCGCAGCTTACCCTCTGGCACCCTGGTGCGCAACGTAAAATACTGCAACGACAATTCTCGCTGCTACGAGGGAGCGCTGCATTGGAGCGAGGAAGATTATTTGATGCGCCAGCGGGTGAAGGTGTGACGCTCGGTTCAATCGAAGATGTCCCCATGGTTTGCGACACCTGCGGGAGCACGTTCCGGCTTGGCGAGTGCGAAACGAAAGACGCCTACGATCACGGCGGGCCTTACGAGGGAGATTTTGGTTGTCCGGTGCCGGACTGCGGCGGCACAATGCGGGAGTTTGGAAAGTAAACTAACTCTCCGCACTATCCTGTCCCACCGCGTCTCCAGAAACCCTGATACTGAATCGTCGGCACAATCCCGCCTGCGCGTAATCGAGCAGTGCGCTCATGTTGGGTTCGCAACCATCGCGCCAGAATAGTTCGAGCACGCGATCGCCGAGTTGCAGGATCGGCGAACTGGTGGAACCCGCAGAGCTGACAAGCTGGAGCTTCCAATCGTAGAATGCTGGTGGCATTGTTGCAGTAAGGATGCAATGTTAAGCGGATGGGAATCTGTACACTTTTGCTCACCTTTCCCAAGGCGTTAACCCTTAGCTGAATTACACGTCCAGTGCGCCGCCCCATTCCAATCCTGCCCGTCCTTCGTAATTCTGTCATCCCGCCACGCCGCGCCCATCCCTCTGCGTCTCTGATGTTCAAACGTGGCTTGCGATAGGGCTAGACGGCAATTGCAGAGGCAGCAGCAGAAGTTCTGCCGGCGGACCATGATTTCTACCCGGCGTTTGTATTCTCGCCAGCCTGCGGGAGAATCGGCGCAAACTTCGCGTCCGTTAGAATATCTGCGGACAGATCCTCCAAGAATAGTTTCGTAGCGCAACGAGGCTTCCGGGTAGGAGCGGGTGCGCGGGATGGGCCTTCTACGATTCACTTGGCCTTCGTCTGCTATGCCCGCAGATGCAGATGTCGTCTAAGGTCATTTCTCGCCTCTGGCGCGGGCAAGAGCGGCCTCTACGGCTATAACCATCTCTTCCGCCAATTCTGGGGAAGAGTTCCCGAATGCATAACTGACGAGTGCATGATGCGCTGTCTCCAGAGTCTTGTAGAGGTCCGGCGCCGCTGCTATCAGGTGGGCATTGGCCGTAGCTTCTTCCGGCGTGTAGTCGTGAATCCACGGTCTCTCCTCTGGCTTATACGAAGGCACAACAGTTGCAACTGTATAAATCGTGTCGCCATCGCGATTCTGTCTTTCTCCGGTTTCGTGAATTGCAAAATCGGCGCGACCATCTCCACGTTGAGGTGTTTGAATTAACTGCCAATTCTTTTCCATCACGCCTTCCCTCCCTTCCCTCTGGCGGCCTTCCTGCGCTCGCGTTCCTTGCGGGCATAGATTTCGGCAGCCAGGTCGAAAACGCCGCGCCAGGACACTTCGTAGCGCGTTCTTGTGCCAAGCAATCGTACAGCGGCATGGTCGGGATAGACTTCGATTACGATGTCCCGGTCCTTGCCCCGATACCGGGCCGTAGCGTTGGTGATGAAGCTGAGTCGTGACTTGCGGTGAGAAAGTCTCATGCGTAATCTTCCCTCCCCTGATCCAGGATGGCTACGATCGGCTGTGGCCCGTGTTTTAGTTTGGCGATTTCGACGCTTTTGCGAAGCAGCGGTTCCATGTCGCCCAGACAGGAGAGCCGCACGAGCATGTCTTTTACCTCAGCCAGAAATTTCGTTACCTCGAGCTCGATTTCGGCAATGCGAGTTTGGTCGCGCGGGAATCTGCGGACGAAGAGTTGCAGTTCGGAAGGGAGGCGCGGATCGAAACTTACGAAGTCGCACCAGGCTGCATTGGTGCAGGCCATCTCTGCCAACATCTGGTGCTGATATTCGGCTGGCACATCGCCTTTAAGCAGGTATTCAATGTGGGTTGCGGTGTGTGGACATTTGAATTGAACGAGGCCCTTGCCGATCATCCCGTCCGGCGATGCCCCAAAGGATTCGATCGTGGGATGCAAGACAAATCCAACGGTGTCAATCATGACCTCGTATTTCAGCTCATAAGCGGCGCGCGCGAAAGGCTCTGTGTCGATTCCCCATTGCATGGGGCGGCTCACGAAAGGATTATCTGCTGGTGTCCCGGTTAGAACTTCGGCGATGATCTGCGCCCGATAGTTGGCCCGGGTGGTAGCCTCGCGTCCTTTGACTTTAGCGAGAACGTCAGCGATACAGGAAGCCGTGACCTTGCCTGCGCGAGCCATGCGCCAGGCTTCGGTGCGTTGCTCCAGCAGGAGTGGAGAGTTCATCGGAGCTCCTTTCGTCGCTGGTCCTTAGCGGTGATGTAGGCGGCTTGCGTCTTCCGTTCGTTGGTGCTTTTGTATGCGTTGGCGAAGGCGATGCGGAGCTGTTCCATATTGGCGGCCTTCTGGATCGCGCGGATGAAATCACTAACCTGATTCGTTTTCTCGGCGGGTGAGGACGCGACGGCATCAGTGTCCGGACTCGCGTCGGCTAATCCGGTGGCAGCCATCAGGGTGTAGCGCTCCAGATATTTCGCGCTGGATCCGATGGCCTGAATCGCATTCTTGCTGCCGGAATGATCGACGGGACCTTCGAGCGTAGTCTGTTCGCTGTGTCCGAATTTGTGGGTCAAAACGCAGGTGACACGCACCGTCTCTGGCTGCGGCTGTTCGACAATCCAGCGGTGCGAGATGCCGTGGCGACTCAGTTCCGAGAGAACGGCATCATGAATGTGGTCAAGCGTGGAATATTCCCACTCGACGAGCTCGCCATTCTTGCCGACAAACTTGGCAACCTCGTTCTTGGTGATCTGCGGCGGATTCGCCTTGAAGCCGTTCATGGCTTCCACGTAGGCTTTCTTGGCTTCACTCCGCTGCCAGCGCTCCTGTAAATCCATAAGCTGCGAAAGCTTTGCCAGGTCGGCATTCTGGGCAACGGCGATGCGAAGCAAGTCCGTAGGAGTTGAAGTTTCCGGCAAGGCCGGACGTGCAGGAACCAGAGCCTCGGAGCGGCGAAAAGGCCAAAGTTTCCAATTGAAAGGAAGATTAAGCGGCAGACTGTTATCCATGATTTCTCCTTTTCGTGAAGTGGTAGACCACAGCCCAAATTGCGGGCGAAAAGATCAGCCCGGTAAAGCAGCCGACCCAGAACAAGCAGCGGACAAAGAGCCAAATATCAGTACTCATCGCGCGCGGCTTCGAAGGCGTAATAGCTGTGCACGTCGGGGAATCCGTTGAGGGCGACGGTGAGGGGATCGGGCTTCGGGCGAGGAAGTTCGACTGCCTGCGTGAGCATCTTTTCGCCGAGCGCCCAGAGTTCGAGCAGCATGGCGGCGTTACGTTCGCGCCGTTGCTCGTCGGTAGGGGTGATGATCGTGGTGCTGAGATCAGGTTGTGGAAATTCGGAGAGGGATGGAACTGGTAGAGTGCTCTGAGACATTTGAAGCCTCCTTGTTAGGCTTGATTTGTTTAGGGCTGATCGGGTGTTGGTAGCACCCGGTCGGTCCGTCTAGCTTTGGACTGCCAACATTCTTCGGTAGCGTGTGATCAATCGTTCCGCGCCGTACCTGCTAGTAAAAAAGCGTATCCGGCACCGATTCACGCGAAGCTCCCAAAGTCCGATGCGTCCTACGAATTGAAGCGTGTACGTCATTACAAGAGGAATCCTAATCCGCGCTTGCACGCATGTCAACCAAATTCGTACTTGCACGCATGATTATTTTGTGTCATAGTCTCCCTCGTGGCAAAGCCTCTGACGATCACGGAGTTCGCTCGAATGGGCGGCAAAGCCCTAGCTAGGAAAATGACCAAAGAGCAGCGCAAGGAATCCGCCCGCCGCGCCGCCCAAGCGCGTTGGAGCAAGCAGAAGAAGGAAAAATGAATGATGACTGAAACTGAATTTAATAATCGGGTGAATGAAATCGTCTCTCTAATTAAGAAGCTAAAGAACGATATCCAACAAGACGACATGAACCTTGCTCAAGACTCGACGGGATATAGCAGCTCTGATGGCTGGGAAGAAATACGCGTCGCGCTTGATGATGCTAGCCAACTAGCCGATCAAGAAGATACATAAACAAAGATTGGCTGTCGTCCCTACCCC